TGGAGAGCCAAAGATAAAGGTTCCGTGATGCTTTACGGCTGCTTCTAGATCAAACATCTTCCTCTGTAATTATCTGGTCAACAACTACTCCAGCTGGAACCTTACCAGCTTTAATTGCTGCCTCTTGATTTCTTCTAGCATTACACTTAATGTCTGCAGAAGTCAGGCTTTCCATTAGTCCTTCTGGTAATTCTTCTGGATTGTCTACTCCAGCATATGGATTTTCTAGCAAAGGATGTGCTACCTTGTCTTTCCATTGCTGCTTCAATTGATATTGATGAATTCTTTCCTTAAAAATTAATCTTTCCCATTCTTGCAACTGTGCTTCAGAGTACCATGCATCTGCATAATCCCAGAATATTACTATCGTGTATCTTGTTCCAGCAGTAATCTCAGTAACGCTATGAATATTTTCTACGCCTCCAGGGAATGATACAAAAGATCCAGTAGGTGGAACAACATCTAGGTTGTGATCTCTAAACTTTAAAACTCCACCTTCATAGTCTGGTTGGCTATTTAGATATATCCCAGAGTATTGTTTGTTATCAGCCCAGCCCATATCTTCGCCATCAAGGTCTGTGTTGTCTGAGTGATCGTTTGCATAAGCACCAATCTCCCACTTCTGTGCATGCATACTATTAATCTTCATAGGTCTTCCAGCAGCATCAGAACAGTACTGAATCATTCTTTCTCTTAGGTTAGCCATATATTCTTCAGTTATTGAAGTACCATGCTCTTTAGTAAATGGAGAAACAACATGCATACCGTAAGATCCATAAAAGCAAATAAATCTCCACTCCTCTTCATTTGCGTTAAAGAATTTAATTAGTTCTTCGCACTCTTCTTTAGAAATAAAGTTTTCGTACTGCCAAATCCCAGTTCCCCCTCCTCCTAGGAGTTTTCCTCCAAGTTGACTTGTGGTCTGTGATAATGCTTCCATAATTAAACCTTCTTTCTACCAAATTTTTTAGGTGGAACTGCTGGTGTTTCTCTTCTAATTCCATGCTTATTGACATCAATTTTCATTGGTGGTCTTTTTTCCTGTATACCAGATTTAAATTTACCCTGAGAAGGATTCTTTTTTGTTGCCTCTCCAGAGTTTACAACATTTTCTGACACTATGCTCCCTTAATTTGTGAGATGGTCACAACGTTATTATTCATAGACGGCTCGACAGAAGACTCATATTGAATATCTTCTTTTTTACCGCAAGTGCAATCTTTACACATTATCTGTTGCCTTGATCTGAAACATCCTGGATACTAACTTCTTTAATACCAGTTTCACTGCCTAAGCTTTCGCAACCGCATTCAACGCACATATTACTTAGGGCCCTGAGCCTGTGCTTGGTTTGAAACGTCTGTTGATGGGAATGCTGCCTTTGGATCAGCTGCGTACTGCTCGTTGTTGCCCCATACTGTTGAATCATTTACCTTTGGTGATGTAAATCCGTTTAAGTCTTTTCCGTCTGACATGTTATTACTCCTATAGGTTATTTATTTAAGCGGGACTAGTATTCCGCTTATCCCTCTATTATAGCATTTAGTTGATTAGGACTTATACTGCTCATGCCAGCAGTCATCGCATATATCAATAATTGGGCCTGACTGACTTCCTGAAATCCTAGTTGCTTTTTTCCCACAACCCTTTATTTCGCAAAATCCACTAAACATTACTTAGAGCCTTTAGCCTTCTGTCCTCTGTATCCAGTCTTTTTTATATTCATAGATCCTGGCTTTTTTTGTCCGCTAGCATATGTTCCTGATTGTCTTTGTGCTAATGCTCTCTGCATTTTATCTAGGTGTTTGCCCATTACTTAACTTTCCCGCCGAACGTTGCCCATAGTCTTTCATGAATAAAGAAAAATGACATCTCTAACGCTAAATATGATAGACCATAAAGACCAACATATTCCCACTCTGCTTCTCCAGTAAAGTATTTAAGAGTAAAGTAAATTATTCCAGAAACAAAAGTAAAGTGTACAAATGGCCAGCTAATAGTCTTTAGCAACGACCTTCTCTTAGAGTCCATCACTTCACTGCCTTCTTGGCTGGTGCCTTCTTGGCTGGTGCCTTCTTGGCTGGTGCCTTCTTGGCTGGTGCCTTCTTGGCTGGTGCCTTCTTGGCTGGTGCCTTCTTGGCTGGTGCCTTCTTGGCTGGTGCCTTCTTTGGTGAAGTCTTTATCTCTTCTAACATAGCCTCAACTTGAGATTCAACTGAGTTAAAGCCTAACCAATTTTTTAAATTTTTTAGCATGATTCCTCTTTTTCTTTTAATTTTCTAATTACTAAGCCTAAAACGTCTTTAGGTCTCCAGTCTGGCGGAAATTCTAAGTTTTCTATTTCATTAATTAATTCATTTAAAACTTTTTTCTTGACTGTGTGAAAGTGATCCCATTCCATATTTTATATTTTATCATAATAGTAAATATGGGGCAGGTTGCCCTGCCCCATATTAAACTAATTACTTAAGCAAGTTAACCTTAGCTTTTGGATTCTTCTTGTTCCACTGAGTAGCCAACTTGTTAAATGCAGCCTTCATAGACTTAATCGCTGCAGCATTATCTGCAGTCAACTTAGCAATCTGTGCATCCTTAGCGAGTAGGGCAGCATCTGATGCAGTCTTTGCATCTGCAAGTGCCTTTGATCCTGCTGCCTTTTCTGTTGCTACAGCATCTGAAACTGCCTTATCTGAAGCAGCCTTTGCATCTGCAAGTGCCTTATCTGATGTAGCCTTTAGATCAGCAAGTGCCTTGGCATGTGAAGCCTTTAGTTCTGCAAGTTCTGCAGTAAGTGTTGCAAGTGAAGCATTCGCTGCTTCCAAGTCCAACTTGAACTGTGCAATAATCTTATCTGCAGCAACGCCTGCATCTGCGAGTGCCTTTAGAGCGCTTGCTTCTGCCTTCTTTGCATCAGTTGCTTCTGCGGTAGCCTTTAGTATGTCAGCATTAGCCTTTGCTAGGCTTGCTGCTAGATCTGACTTAGCCTTAACTTCTGCTTCAAGCTGAGCCTTTGTTGAAGCGTGTGCAGCCTTTTCAGCAGCAAGTGCAGCCTTTTCAGCAGCAAGTTCTGATACTAGATCACGAACTGAAATCTCTGCGAATGGAGCAAGTGTTGGGGCAGTCAAACCAACTACTGCTGCTGCAACTGCATCTGTTGATGTTGTTGGAGCAAATGTAATTAGTGAGCGTGTTCCTGTTGTTGGAAGAGTGGCCTTAAAGGTTGCTGTTCCAAAATCTGTTAGTGTAGCACCAGTTGTTACTGTTGCTGTATCCATAACTGCTGTTGAAGCAAATACAGTTGCTGTAATTGACTTACCAGATACCTTGTTGCCAAATGCATCTGTTGCGGTTACAACGATGTCTTGCTTTGTACCAGCAGCACCTGTTGTAGGTGCAGAAACTGATAGATTATTGATTAGGCCAGCAGTACCCTGTACATAGTATGTTACCGTTACTGGACCATTTGTAACTACAACTGTTCCAATTGCTGTTGTCTTTGTGTAGACATAGAATGTTGCTGTTGTTCCTGTACCAGTTGCAACTGTCAAAGATGATGATCCTGATGTTGCTCCTACTGGTGCAGCAGTTGAGTGTAGTGCAGATACGATTGTTGCATTTGTTGAAGTTGCAGTAACTGATGTTCCTGCTACGACTGTTGCTACGATCTGAACAACGTCTGTATTGTCAACAGTGTTGTCTGCAGGTACTGGACGTACGATTGCAGTCGTTAGCGCTGTTCCAGCAGTTGCTGGCGTGTCATATCCTGCGCCACCTGTTTTTGCGGCATTCCATGTGGATGCTACAACTGACATGGTGTTAGCACTTGCAGGTGTTGCTACCATTGTGCCCAAAGTCATGGCTGCAACCATGGCTAGTGCGATTTTCTTAAATGAGTTCATTTAATTTATTCTCCTTATTTCCTCTGTCATCTTTGCGATTACAGAAATTTAGTGTAGTGCATTTACTTTTACATGGAAAGAGCAGGGATCTCCTCCTTCTTCCCATTCTTGCATTTCTTCATCTGTTAAAGGCGGACCATCGTGTGTATCGCAAAATACATCTGAGACCCAGCCCCTATCGTAACCATTTTTGAGCCATATCTCAAACTCTAAATGATTTGAATCTATGTTTTCTAGATCCATTCTGAAAGTTCTTCTAGCATTACATGCTTAGGTTTTGCTCCAGTAATAGTCTTTACTGGTTTCCCCGACTTAAATAGTACCATATAAGGGATAGAAGTTACAGAGTATTCTGCTGATTTTACAGGATTTTCATCAACATTTAGCTTTCCTACCCAGAGCCCGCACTCATTTGATATCTCATCTAGTATAGGAGATATCCTTTTGCAAGGACCGCACCATGGTGCCCAAAAGTCGATAAGGACTAAAGCGTGAGAATCTAAAACCCTATCAAAGCTTTCGTCTGTAACAATCAATTTAGTCTCCTTTTAATTCATCCGCTGCATCATTGAACTTATTCATAAATGTTTGAATTACCCAAATTGCAGTCTCTCCTGCATTAGCAGCCATTGCCTTAGAGGCTTCTTCTGTTCTATCTTCAATTGCTAAGGCGTTGTACCATTTCTGGTACAACTCCTCACCAATGTCTTTAATAATTTCTTCTAGTACAGTTAGCTTATTATCCATTGATTACTTTACTCAAGTTAAACAAATAAACCTTTTGTCCATAACGGTTTTCTACTGGATCAGAAGCGGTCTTCATTAATGAAATCAGCTGTGCTGATGTTAATGTAGGCTTTGTAGTCTTAAGGTGTACGTACTTTGCAGCAATTACCTGAACGGAAACAGATGTTCCATAAGAATACCCGTTAACATTTCCAGGATAAATAGTTGGCTGCTGGATTTCACCCCATAGATCTACAAGGTTTACATCATAGTTACTTGTTAAAGAAACTTGAGGCTTATCTAGATTTAGAGTTTCAACTCCACCAACTGCAATTGACTGGCTAATACATGCTGGCCATTCAATCTTGCCTGCCATATTTGGGTTTCCCGCGCTATTTCCAGAAGGGAAAAATACTGGTACACCAGAGTTATTTAAATTAGAAACTACTGTATCAACTGCTGTTGGTAAACAATAAGCAGATGTTGCGCTGCGCTTAATAACTGGAGCATTAGTAGCATGAGATGATGCAACTGCTACAATATTATACTTTGCCTTGTTGTTATTAACCCATGTTAAAGCGTTTACAAGAGTGTTTAGACCATAAGTTTGCTGTCCGCCTTTTGTTGTGTTACCAACAATTCTAATAAATACAATATTAATATTTGGGTTAGATGCAATTGCTGCGGAAGCCATTTGGGTTCCATGGTTAAAATTATTTGTTGATAACATACTAATTGGAAGAACTGATGCTCCTGCGCCCTCCATAAATTTAGTTTTATTTGGACATGATGGCCAATCTAAAATGCATACCTCAGCAACTAGTCTTGACTTAATTGATGGGATTGATGTGTCTAGCGCTGTGTCTAAAATAGCCAATGTTGGGACAACTGTTTTTGGCTTTAGATTTGCCTGTGCAGGCATTGTGGTAATAGCGAGTGTGCTGGCGATAATTGCCATAGTTATTAGTTTTTTCATAAAGCTAATTCTACTAAATGCAGCGATGGTTGTCAATAGGCTGTTAGCTCTGTGGTGGTCTTGTGCGTGGATACCATTTTCCAGAATCCATATTTTTGGCTTCCGCTGCCTGCACTTGAGTATTTACAATGTTGCTCATAATTTCATGCATTATATCTAATTCAATTCTAAGTTTAAATAGCTCAAGTTCTAGTAAATCTATTCTTCTTTGCGCTCTCATTATTCTTCATCTCTATCAAGTGGCGTTGGTGCAGTTGCCAGTGTGCCACAATTAGCACACTCCATGTCTAAAAAATAAGTTGCAATCTCGCAACTATCAAAAATGACTTTAAGATTCCAAACTTCACAACCGCATGGACATACATGTGTTGGAACGCCTCTTATGTCCATTGAATGTGAATAGTCTGGTCTTAGGTCATTGATGTCCATTGTTCAATTATACACTAAACTTGAATATATGTATAGGGGGCAGCTACGCTCATATTAAACTCAGTTGCTGCTTCTAATGCTGCCTTAAGCCTCAGTCTAGGATTTTTTTGATTCTTTGTAGCATGAAGTGCACCTAGCGCAATCATTCCACCGCTACCTTCTGCCATATAGTTTACAACATTTTCTCCAACATGGAAGTCTTCATCTATAGTAAAGATTCTACCTTCAAGCCCAACTATAAAAATTCCACCTGTATCCTCTTCTGAAGAGGATCCAATGCTTCCATATCCATGCTCTTTAAATGCAGCCTTAACTGAATCAACAAACTTGGTTCTCATAAACTTATCTAAACCAGAATTTGTTTTAGTTGGAGTATATTTTGGTGGTGTCCACATATACTGAAGAATTTGACCCATGCGAAATGAATCTGTAAATGCAATAGCATACTGACCAACTTTAAAACACTTTGGTTCTTTTCTTGCTAGGATCCAACCAGTTTTATCATCTGAGGCAGCATGATCTGATGCCATATAAACGACACCACCTTGAGCAATTGCAACAATACAAGTCATACCTTTATTGTACTATTTTAATTATTCTGTGTCCAGCATCTCATGATATTCTATATGATTTAATTGTGATAATACGCTTTCCAGCTCAGATTTCATTTCAATTAGGTCTTGAATGGCTTTATAATATTTATCTTTCCACTCATTTAATTCTTTTTCAAGTTGATATAACTCTATTTTAAGGTCTTTTACATCTAGCTTTAATTGGTCTTTTTCACGCTCTTCCCGCCTATTTTTTTCTTTTTTAGCGTCCCTAAATCCATTAACCAACGCAGTAGCAAATCCGCTAAGCGTTGCAGCTAATATTGATGCTACAACCGTTATATAAATTGTTTCCATTATAAGGTAATTATACCTTATAATTAGTCTAAATTAATAACTCAGATGCTGTAATATCCGCGCCAATATATCTCTTTTTTTGTATAAAATCTTTAACTAATTCGTGCCCATTTTGTCTTCCAGCAATAAGGATTACCCACCTTGGCTCAAACTTATTGTCTATGCATGTTTGGCAAAGAAATAAGTTTATTGTAAGCAATGATGACTTCTTTAAGTTTAGCTTATTCTTTGTTTTGTTACATGAATAACAAAATATCTTTTCACTCATTCAAAAACCTCTTCGCATTCTGTTTCTTTAAAAAAACGACTAACATTAAATCTAATGTTGTCTCTTGAAAAAAGCCCAGCAAAATCTTTTACTAGGCTTGTGTATACATCTTTTGTCATATCATTTTTATAGCTTAGAATTATTTTTTCTGCTTTTATGTAATCTTCTCTGACAAAAGTGCAGTCTCCCTGGGTTCCGCCCGACGATCTGCGATTAACTTTTTGGGCTAGTTGTCCACCTGGTCCGTACATTGTTACTGTTAGGTAATCTTTTGCAAATCCCCAGTCAGTATACTTATTGTATGCATCAGTGACATCTATTGGGCTGTTGTAGTGGTAGATAGATCTAGCGGGACTTTCTCCATCTCTTGCAATAGTTAACATATAGTGGGTGCTGCCGTTTAAGTTTTCTTTAAGAAAATTATCAACTACGGAAATATGTTCTGATTTTAATTCACTCATGCCATTGGCCTTCCTTCTAGTTCTACTCGAACACCATACGACTCAAGTAGTTTTTTAGCTTTAGACACATAATCTATAACCTTTTCTTTTTCAATTCCATCAAACTGTATAAAATTATCCTCATATAACCTTAAAGCAAGAAACTCTGGATACTGAACAACATCCATTAACAAAAACATTGGTTTATTTAATTCTCTTAGCTTTTTCTTCATATCTTCATTATAAAAAACTGGCTTGTTTGGTTCACCAGTCCACTGATTCATTCCATATTTAAAATGATGGTTGTCATACACATTAGACATTTTTATTAGCCTTTAGATGCTTCCAAACTTCTTTTGTTTTGTGAGCATTTTTCATTTTATCAACCAAACCAGATGAAAGAAAAACTCCACCCCAAACACCATACTCGCTGTTTTTTACTCCAGACTCATAGCAAATGGATCTGACTGGGCAGGATAAACAACACTGATCTATAGCTTTAGCCATATTAACATCTGACTCGTATTGATCAAAGAATAGATTAGTATCCATTCCACTGCATGCAGCTAAATGCCACCATCTTACTGACTGTTCATCTGAATCTAATTCATTTAAAATATTTGACATACTTTAGCGGAAGAGTCCATGCCCCTTTTGAATTAACTGGAAATTCATTTGCGATTCCCCAGGAATTGTTTTTATAAATACCTTTGGTGTCAAAATATCCGCTATTATTTTTCTCCCAAACAATTAAGTTATAATTGTTCCAGTATAAATCAAACTTATTACTAGGAATTCTATTCCTTAGAATTTCTACTCCGTTTTCATATAAGTGTAGCATTTGTCCAATTTGTCTTATTTATACCTATATATTATTATACAGGAGCAAAACAGTAGTTGTCAACTGTTTTTGTTATTTATTTGGGTTAATCATTGAAACTTCACCATTTAGCAATTCTTCAATGTGTGAGCATACAACATCCCACTCTTCTTCAAATAGCTTGTAAGATCTTCCGTGCCCTGGTCCTGGTGCAATTTGTTGTCTATGAGAGACCATTAATATATGGTCGGCAGCAAGCTCTACTCTGCCACCTTCCCCTATAGAAAGATTAGGTTCGTGATTTATTCTAGATAGCTCTGATCCAAAATCTCCGTAGTCTAGACCTAAATCTTTTATTAGGTTCTCCTTTAATGTTTTTTCAACATCAAGGTTGAGAACTGAAGGTGAATAGTGCTTAACTACAAAGCCATCTTTGTCTACTAAGTACTTTTCAAAATTTGCGGCCTGGATTGCTCCAGCATAAAAGCCTTGGCATAGCCACCATGAGTAATACTGGTCGAATGGGAATTGTATTCCTAGCTCTAGGGCCTTACCCCATAAATTATTTGCGTGATCTGAAATTACATTAAAAACTTCGCTTGGCTCTCCAAATGGCTGGTCTATTCCATTTAGATCTCCGACTATCTCTCTGTTTGGAATTGAGTTTACTTTTTCAGAGAATCCAAATGTAGTCCCGTATACATCGCAACCATAGTTTTGTGAATCCATTCCTTCAACTAATCCTTGTGACCATGCTCCCTTTGTAACTCCTGGACCGCAGTAATCATTTGTTGGAAGAGCTACAATCTCAAAGCCTCTGTCCTTGTATTTCTGCTGAAGCCACTCTAAGACCTCCATTTGGTTTGCATTTCCACAACCTACTGTAGTGTTTACAAACATTGTAACCTTACCCTTATACTTTTTCAAAAAGTCTGGTGTGCCGTCTGCTGCATTTAGTTCTAGGTCATATAGTGATTTCATTTTTTGTCCCCTTTTATTTTTATTGATGCAATTTTTACAGACTTTACTTCATCGTCTGTGCCAAATACATCCGAAATGTATTCCTTTGCATCATTTTCATCAAAAGCTTCTACCTCTGCTGAAATTTCTAGCTTAATCAAATATTTATTCATTTACTTTGATACAGTATATCCGTTTTTAGTTAATAAATCAATTGCTGCTTTTACTTTAGGATCCACTTTTGCTGGTATCTTTTGTGCAGTATCTTTTGTTGCCGCCGCCTTTTTTGCTGTAGTTGCTGAAGCACCAAACTTTGGTCTTCCAAATCCTACGATTGAAATAAGAACACCAGCTTTATTTTTCTTGTAAGCACGAAGTTGTTTGCAAACTTCTCCGCCATTTCTTTGGCTTCCAGACTTTTTTGAAGATGTGTTTCCTTCTATACACCAAACAGTTCCATCCTCATTGTCTTTAACAACAATACCTACGTGAGAAATTCTATCGACGCCATCTGAAGGGAAATCAAAATACGCTATATCTCCTGGCTCTGGATCTGCAACATCTACATCAATCCAAGCACCAGCTTTTTTAAATGCTGCTGCACCTCCTGGTGTGTAAACAGTATTAGGAATCTTTACGCCAGATTCTGACCCGCACCAGTTTACGAAACTTCCGCACCATGGTTGGAAGTTTGCTTTCATAAAAGCACCGTATTTAGTTTCGTTGTCTTTAGGACCTTCAATAGTTCCTAGCTCTGCTGTAGCAACTTCTATTAGACGAGCTGCTGTACCTTGTTCTGACATTAGTCTTTATCCCAATCTAGATCAACTGGTTGCTCTTCTGGCATTGCTCCATCTGGCTTTGCTGCCAAACGAGCTGCAGTTGCATCAATTTCTGCTTCTAATTTTTTATCTGCCTGTGTATTTTTTGCATCTACTTCTTTATTTTGTATCTGTGCCGCCATAATATCTTTAGCGCCTGAGTTACCAATTAGAATTCCTGCAAGTGT